AGAACAGGCACAGTCCAGTGAGCCATCCCCAAACTGTCTGCAAGATACAGAGCAACTTCTGAAAGAAATGTGTAATGATTTTGGCAAGCATCTTATTTTTCGATTTTTTATTTGCAAAATTACGCTCATAACAACAGTTCGACCTGTTATCTTTTGAGTTGGTCGCCTATACACAAAGAAAGAGCCACAGGCTTATGGCTACCTGCGGCTCTCAAAACCATTTATGTAGTATCAACTATGATGTGGGGTGTCGTAGTTGAAGTAGTGTCTTCCGAATAGGCGCGTGCTGATATAGTAAAGCAGGGCTATCAGCGTGAACCATGTGAGTGCGTAGGGGTTACGGCTCTGACGACTTGAAATTTTCTGCATATTGAGAAACAGGTTTGTGTCGGTTTCTTTGCGCTGCCTCTCATCACCTCCCTTTTCGTAGTCGTTATCATGCAACGTACACGCTGCATAATACTTCTTGGCGTATGGGGGCTTGATATATTTCAGCAGACCTTTGGCACAACCGCAACCGTTACTCATAGTTCGACATATCTAAACTGTCCTTTTCTGCCCAGCCCTCATTGAGACACTGGTTAATGTAGGCGACTGCAGACGTGTAGAAGTCCGTGAAGTCCTCCATGTTTTCAAAGGTATGGTACACGGCATTGCCCTCTGCGTCTTCACCAAGTTTGAACTTAATAGGCAACATGGCACCACCCATCTGCATATTGAGGTCGAACGCTGCCTTGAAGTTGTTTTGGTTCTCTCTGCTCAGATATACATGGATGCCGTTCCATACAAAGCCGTTCAGTATTTTCTCGTCTGTGTTGGCATTGATGGTGTCTATGATAAGTTGTTTTACCTTGCTGACGGTGGGTTTGTAGTCCAGCGTCTGACGGAAGTTATATCCTGTGTCTCCGTCCACGCCGTAGCCATAGAATATCTCCCAACGTCTGCGGCCTACCTGCTGTATGCCGTCGTTACGTCCTGTTGCGCCATATATCTTTTCCATGACGCAAAGATACGACATAAGACGGCAAATAAGATGTTATCTTTTGTGTATCATGAGAACTTATACTTTACCTTGCCACCGTCAAACACCTCACTGACAATCGTGGTCTCAAATGGGAAACCGTCTTCTATATCACTGATTTGTTCAAGGATGTTCTTCATTTCTTCGCTCGCGGTGAAGAACTTTCCCCACTCTCCCGACTGCTTGTCGCGGAAACTAACCACATAACGGTCTTCGCCCTGTGATGTATTGATACCTGTCTCGAAGTCATGCACTTCAATAGTTTTGTTCACGATTGCGCCCAAGCGCATTGTCTTACCGGGAAAGCGTTTCTTTCCGTCGGCTGGGGTGTAACTAACACCCATTTCGCTAAACTTTTTCATTTTCTGATTTGTCAATTTATAAAACAAGTGTTTACAATCAGCATGGCAAGCCATGCCTTTGAATGAGCCTATTATTTCCTGCCTACGTTTCCGTGACTTCACCTTTGCCAGTTTCCTTGCTGCTTTCTGCTTGATACGCTTGCGCAAAAATGAATGGGTGCCATAATGCACATAACCAAGAAAGTCCAGCCCATCGTCCAGCGGTCGCACTGCCTCCGATGGCTTAACCTCCAAACCGAGACGTGCCACTGCTGCCACATGAATGTTGCGCAACTCCCACAATTCTTTTTTCGTACTGGCAAGCATCACGGTATCATCGCAATACCTGTAATACAAGTAATGTGTCTCGCCGTCCTTTTCATAGTGTTTAACGTATTTCAGCATTTCGTGGTCAACCTCATTCAGATAGAGGTTGGCGAAACACTGCGAGGAACGAAGACCCTTTGACAATCCTTGTGGCATGAGAGTAATGAAGCTGTCAAGGATGGGTAACAGTATCGGGTCTGAAACATACTTCCTTATTTTCTGCATCATCCGCACTTGGTCGATGCTGTCATAATAATGGTATATGTCGTTCTGATAGTAGTCTTGTGATTGTTCAGGAGCATTGGTGAGGTCTTCCTCTACGACGTGGTGCAGCCAGTGCATACCGCGTCCCTTGATGCTTGCTGCCGTGTTTTTGATGAGCGTAGGATATGTGTACTTCTCTATCACTACCATGATGGCATGGATGCCTACACGCTTCACTACCGTTGGGGCTTGCACGTCACGCTCCTTGTAGCCCTCTTTCACATGCAGGTCACGCACATCGCTACGCACAATACGAAAAGAACCTGCACCGATTTCTCTGCGTAGGCTCTCTATTATCGTCAGACGCTTGGGTCTGTACATTTCCCGTTGTCTTGAGTGTTCAAGGTGACTAATCACATAGTCAAAACTTTCACCCATGTTCTCCTCACTGATTATCTCGGGAATTAGATTGTCAAGAGGAAACCTAATGTCATAGTCCATGCCTTCAGGACACTTAGTTATGTTTCGGCTTTCTACATCATGTAGGATTGCCGAGGCTCAAACCCTTCGCCCTTGCGGTCAGTGTACACGACACTGGTGTATAGGAACGATTATTAACAATCTGCCTCCGAAAGACAGACGTATCTTGCTGGTAAGCCGAGAGCCGTTGTTGGTGTTCGAGTTCGAAGCATCGTTATTCGCGTTGACGTACACGAAGCCGTAGTACGCGTTCGTGCTGTTGCCGGAGCGAAGAACACAACGCCCAGTAGCGGCTGTGTAATACTGAATATCACTATAATATGTATTATAGTTACTGTTGCTGATAAGCTTGCTCGGCACAACATCGCAGTAACGTCCATGACGCATACGGCAAATCTCTAAATCACTACCAGCTACGCCCTGCACAGCACGTTCTGTACCGTCTGCCATGCGGATGCGCCATATTTGGTCAACGACACTTCCTGTCGGCACTTGGCTCCTACCCTTGTAGTAGGCATCGAAGCTCTTGACATTCACGGCAACATTATCCATCCACTCCCAGCGGCTACCCCACCATGCTTCAAGGCCAAGGGTGCGGCACTGACCGCTGGTAGTCTCAAAGAACGGTGAACGGTTGGCTGCATCGGTCGTACCTGTGCGTGTACCGTTGTCGGCACCAACACCATTGACGGCCTGCGAGTTTCTGCGTCCGTGAACAGCCATCCACAAGTTGGCAATATCCTTGTGCATTTCGTAATCGACAAGCTGATAGCCAGCACCACGACACTGCACAATGTTTTGGAAGTCCTTGCACGTGAAGTTGATGGTTGTTCCGCTCTGTGGCAGCTCGCTGATACAGTTGCCGTTCTCGTCGTATCTCCAACCTGCATACGTGCTGGACGTGCCGTTACCTGCCTTTGGCGTAACACCACTGATGGAGCGCAGACGGTTCAAGTTATCGACGCTTGCCTTATATACACCTATCAGTTCAAAGTTATGCTCTACCCAGTCGGGTTCGATGGCTTCCACTGCACTGCTGTCAACGGCAATACATTCTTGACTGTCGTAGCCCTGTGGCGTGGTGAACACAAACCACTTGGCACCAGCTGGCACGTTGGTAAAGACATACTCACCCTGTATGAAGTCGCTGTTAGCATTGGTGATGTAGGTATAGACGGTGCTGATAACCTTGCCCGAAGCATTTACAAACACGCCTCCGATGAGGTTACTGTTGATGCCTGGCCACCTTACCTGCTTCATGCCCTCCACGTCCATGCGGTACACATTGTTGGCACTGCTATCAGTGAGGTTGTCGGTGCTGAACTCGTCGCCCTCGTTGAACTGACCTACATAGACACTCGCCAACTGCTTCAATAGCAAATTGCCGATGGCACTGCGGTTGATATTAGTAGCGGTGCTGCGTGGCGTAGAAACCTCGGTGCTGAATGCAGTGTACTTCTTTTGGTTCACATGGTCGTTGATACCTTTGTACCAGTAGTGGGGTAAGCCCAAGAAGATGTCATAACCTGTGCCGTTGGTGTCGGTCAAGTCGCACGACAAACCGTTAGCCAACTGCTGCATGTTGCTGTCGCTGATTTGCTCCAACTGCATCTTATGCTTACTCTCGTTGTACGTTCCTTTGTACACGTGCATTATGCTCAACAGCCTTGTGATATGGCCGCTTGGTGCATAGCCCTCGCCCTCACCGTCCTTGGTGCCATTGTCAAGGTTGCGGATGGCGGCATCATAGCCGTTCTCCTCGGCATCGTTAATCTCTATCATCGTGTACTGCGCGTTGTAGAGAGTGAGGTTCGGGAAGTAGGCTTGCAGGCTGGCAAAGGCTGCTGCTTCCAAGAGGTTGCTTAACGTCCAGCTGCCGTTCATGCCGTCACACACACTGGTCTGCTCGCTGCCGATGCCTCGCGTGCCAAGGTTCTGCATGGCTTCCAGCGTGCTGCTGTTGCCGGTCATATCGTAACTGTCTATCTGCACCTCGGCAAGTCGTGCACCTGCGCTGATTACATCGGCAAGAAGCTGTTGTGCGTCGATGCTCGGACAGCCGCTCAACTGTACGCGCGTCACGTTGGCAAGTCCCTCAAAGGTTATTCCACCGTTGGGATAGCCAAGGTTAGGCAGATTTACAAACGACAGCTCCGTCATGGTAGCAGGCAGTGTCAACGTCTGCAGCGGTGACGACTGTGCAGGAGTGAACGAGCGAAGCAAACTGCCGCTTGCCTGTACTTTCTTCAAGCGTGGGCAACCACTGGCGTTCAGCGTCAGAACCTTGGTATTTCTGATGTCTATCTCTTCCAAGAATGGCATCTGTCCGAGGCTCAACGCTGACAGTATATCGTCGGTGTATGATGGCGTGTAGCTCGCACCGCCGATGATGAGCTTTCGCAACAGCGTACAGTCAGCAATCACCCAGTTACTGTTCTTTGGTGTGCAGCCGCTCAAATCGAGTTCGCTCAGCTTGTCAGCACCGAAGATGTAAATCAGCTTACCACCGACACCGGCTGCTGTCTCAGTAAAGGTGTAGCTCTCGCCTGCTTGCAGATAGCATGAATACTTTGCGCTGCTGGTGCTATCTACACCCATGCCGAAGTAACCGTCCTGTGCTGCCGTAATCTTCACGGTGATGGCTCCCATCACACGCGCTTGGAAGAAATGCTTGAACAGGTCGCCTGTCTGATAGTAGCCGTCGCGGTAGGCGAAACGCTTGCGCTGGAATGCTGGCAGACTTTCAAGACGCAAACCGTGCAGTGCCGGATAGTGGTTATCTGCTGCCGTCGCGGTCTCGATATACTTGCGCTGACCGTCGAAGCTGCTCACTACCTTTGGCCACTTCAAGATGCGGTTTGTCATCCAGTAACGGTAGCTGCCTGCTGCACTGAATATCTCCAGTCCTGCACCTGTCTTGGCAGAACGCATGGCGGCGGCGGTATCATGCAAGGTCAGCTGTGTGCCGTTATCATCAATCCAAACGCCCTCGCCTCTTTCAAACAGGGCAAACGATTGACGGAACATCACACCATCCCAACCTTGGTACAGGTGGCTGTTCGCTCCGTCCATATCCCAAGGGATAGTCAGATAACAGTCGTTGTCGGCCTCGTCAACACTATCACCATCATACCAGTGGTTGAAGTAGTAGCGCATGTTGCCGTCAGTCTCTTTATAGACTGCTATCATCATGTTCTTGGCTCGCTGGTCAACGGTAGCCTTATAATCCGATGCCACAATATAGTGGTTCGTGCTGTAAGGGTTGAAGTAGTGGTGCATCTCATGCTGCCACTTCAACAGACGGTTGGCCTTGGTTCCTGCTACGGTATTGCCGTCAAGGGTGATGGTGAGCGATGCACCGTCGCCGTTGAAAATCTTTTCGCTGCCGTCGGGGTTCAGTGCGGCGTTCTCTTCGTGGTCGTCCGTGAGGTTCTGATTACACTGCTGACAGAACAACAGTTCACGGAACAACTGATAAGGTACCTTTCTACCCTGTGCGTACAGGTCGTTCAAATCATCATCGTCGGGGTAACGGCTCTCGTAGTATGTTGACCAGATAGGCACGTCGCCATCATCGGTGTGCAGTGTTTCAAGCATATCATCGACGCTGTTCACACCCTGCTGCCAACAGAACTCTTGATACTGGCGATACTCGTAACACTCAACAGGGTTAAGCACTCTGCCTACAATCACCCACTTGCCTGTGCTGCTATCGTAGGTCATGCTGCCTGTGGTGTCGCGCCATACGCCACCAGTGTACTTGTAGTACTTGCCGTCGGTGCTGCGATAGACAGTTGCCCAGTCGTAATCGCTGACATCATCTGCAGCAATCTCTGCGCCTGTTTTGTCAACCTCAACGAACTCGGCTACGGCATCGGTCTCTGTCATGGCTCCTGTGCCGTCGTTCTCGATGAAGCGCGTCTCGGGGCCACAGAACTCACTAATCATATAGAGCGTTCCGGGGATAAGCGATGCTGAACCAGCAAGCACCGTTGCCTTGTAAGCGTCAATGTTGGTGCCTCGCGGTGTAACAATCTCCTTGAAATCGCCATAGTTCACACAGCCCTTGTTGTAGCCAGGCACATCTTCGAAGCCGAAGAAATGGGGGTTGCCCTTGTCGGCATTGAAGTTAGCCTTGCTGTGGAAGTAGGCGTTTTCGGGAAGCGTAGCGGCCTCGGAACCTTTCTCCTGTCCGATGCGGTAGTCCGTGCGGAACAATGCACAGGTAACACCATCAATGGAGGTGTGCAGCTCCTCGCTGCTGTCAGTGTTGAATATCTGTGCAGGGGTCATGTAGTTTCTACCCAAAGCCAACTGCACGTCGTTCATCTGCTCCATCAGTGCACAGTTATTCGCACCGGCACTGTCCGAATAGTCCACCTTGATAGTGATAGTGCTGATAGGGGTGCTGCCGTCCTTGATGCGTATCTTCTTCTTTGCAGCGAGTTTCACAGCCTCGTCGTACTTGGCAAGAATGGTTTCGTCGCCGTTATACATCTTGCTGACCTCTTCGCGCGTATGCAGCATGACAATGCGCTTGGCTTTCTTTGCCTTGCCTTTCTTGTTCTTGATTGCGTAGGCAAGTGTAGATGTACCTTGGTTCGTGACGGGGATAGCCTCAATCATACAGTCTGCCCAAGGACGGTCGGGGAAGTACAGATACCAGTCCATAAGCACCTGTGTCTTCTTGTCCTTGATATTCTCGATATAGTCGGGATAGTATATCTCGCTATCCGTCACGGCTGCACCGTCCTTGCTCAGATTGGCATCAGAAGTGCGGGTCTCAACGCATACCATCACACCACGGTCAATCAACTTCTGCATATCGGGGCGAGGTTTCGTCACACCCTCTGCCGTAACGTCTGCCATCACTTGGTTCTGCTCATACTCGGTAAGCATAGCCTGCGTGTCGGTAAGGTTCACAATGTAGTTGTTGAATGCCTGTATGAAATCGTAGTAGGTATTCCACCTTACAATCTCATACAGATACAGGTCTGCATCCGTACCGTCGAAGTGGATGGTGTCGTTGAAAATCGGGAATGCGCTGCTGGTGTCGATAGGCACACACGCTGCCATGTCACCGTTTTGGAACACTTTACACAACATCACACCACCGTAAGGAGCGCGTGCTTGCGGCTCTATCACGATGTCAAATCGGTACACCACATCGTCAAGATATGAGGTCGCGGCTGTTGTATGTACGTTGGCGAGTGCCTCATCGCTATCACCGTTTGTAGTGACGATGAACTTCTCACCAGTAAGCACGAAGCCGAGACGCTCACCAAGACACTTGATGATATGAGCGTTTCGCTTAGCGATGTTCTTCACCTTGAACGTCATTGAAAGAGCAAGTCCATTAGTAGGGATAGAGGTGCTGGCAAAAGGCTGGTCGGTACACTCTGCAGTGACGTTCTCTGCAATACGTAGCGACATACGGCCACCGCTCTGCTCGGTACCGAACGTGTCAAGCACAAAGCCGTTGGTGGAGTAGTTCGAGCCGGTAACAACAATCTCTTTCTCCGTGCCGTCGGTGGCTTGGGTCTTGATGGTCTTGTCGGTGTCGGTGTTGCTCCTACCTGCGAGGCTTATCTTATACAAGGCTCCCTCGGTCTCGGCAATATCCAGCAGCGAACCGTTGACAAGCACCTCGCGCGTCTCTGCCAAAGAGGCAACGCCACAGGTGGCATCGAAAGTAAGAGTGTCGCCCTGACTGTAACCAACGACGCGCTTCTCTATCGTGTAGTACCTGTTGCGGTACATAGAACTCTCACTAAGGGTCTCTGTCGTGTCTGTGGTCTCGTTGGTCATGGTAACCTCTACGACGCATGGGTTCTTGCTACGTTGGTAGCAGGCAAGGTCTATCTTCAGCGTCTCAAAGAGTTTCACTTCGCCGTCGCTGTCGTCGCTCCATCGTGCCACAACAATAGGCTTGTCGTAGTCGGCGACTTCCTCACGCTGCTCTATCACCATCACTGCGGTATGCAGCACGTTACCTCGCGTGCCGCTGGCTACGTCGGTACCCTGTATGCGGATGGGGTATGCACCATGTCCTAATCCTGTCGGGTCGATGCTCACATTGTGGGGATAGGTATCGTTGACAACAACGTCCTGCAGCGTTTCCCATTCGCCGTTCTTGTATATCTCCACAACGGTTCTGATACCTCTGTCACTGGCATTGTTCGGGAAGCGATACATCGGGATAGATGTTTTCTGTCCTCCCACCTGTAACGAGGTCTCACGTGTATAGTTGAGGGTCTGCACACTCTCGCACGTTACATCAACGGCAATAATGCTGATGTTCTTTGTGGCGGTGTTGCCTCCATCGTCAGTGATAACAGCTTGCAGGGGCAATTCTCCTGCGTTCTGACACAGGCTACTCAAATCGAACTCAAAGGAGTAGTCGGTAAGTGTGGCACTTGATGCCTTTCTCGGATTGAAGAAAGCAACGGTATTCTTCGTGGTGCGGTTCACGAAGTTTACACTCATGATGCTGTTCGATGTCTCTTGACTGCCTGCCTTGGTAACAGACATGATGGCAGCTTTCACGAGGAACGAGCCACCTGCCTTGCCGTAGAATGGATTTTCCTTGAACGCTACGGCAATGGTAGTACCTGTGCCACCACCGCTGCCGGTGCCGACATTAAACTGTATCTCGTCGCCTACATCGTCGCCCTCGGCATTAACAAGTTTCAGCTTCACTACACCCTCGGTCTCGGTGTCAACGTCCAGTCCAGCAGGGATATGGGTGTATGCGCCACCAGTAGAGAGTGCATCTTTACCGTCTTTCTCCGGCTCGTCGCTGGTCTCTACCTCGCTTCCACCTCCGAAGTCTTTCCACAAACCTATCTCACCGAAGCCTGTCACCTCGCCTTGGAACTGTTTTGTTTCCATCACATTCTCGGCGGTGCGGTAACTGATGATAAGTCCTTTCTTGGCATAGCTCACACCTGTCTCACGCTGATATTCTATCAGTCGCGTAACGGCTGTTGCCAGCGTGTAGAACTCACCTGCCACTGGTGCGCCTATCATATCGTCGATGATGATGTAGGTCTCGCTGCCTGCGGCAAGACTTCCAAAGTCTTTCCAATTCTCGGAGTTATACCAGTTGACTTCGTTCACGGTCTTACCAATGAACTGATAGGTTTTCCATATTCCCGAACCTACCTCAAAGCTGATGATAAGTCCGCTGGTCGCTTTCTTAGCGTTCCATGCTGCATGAACGGCTGATATGCCTGTGTTCTCGGTGTCGCACAGTACATAGTAACCACTGATGGGAACTTGGTTGGTAACATTGAAGATGCCGCTGGAGCTGGAGCCACCAATCTGCTTCAAGTCTGCATCGTCGGCATCGTACATATAGATGTCGCTGCCAAGGATATATTGCTTCTCGGTGTATGGAGTAGTGGTGTTTGGCTGCATCCACTTGTCTTGCGTATTCCAGGCATTGTAGTATTTACCATCGCGCTTCACGACGAACTGCCCAAGGCTCTCTGAAAAGTAAACATCGGACGGAAGTACATTCATAATTTCTGTCTGCTGTATGGTGATTGCGCCTGTCACGATGCCACCAATCTTAATAGCGTGATGAGCCATGTTGTCGGCTTGAAGTGCCTCGTCTGCCTCGCCTAATTCGGTAAGACGCTCGTTTATTTCATCTATTCTTTCGGCAAAAGTATAACCGTACAATTCCTGCACCCACTGCGGAATGTTATCTTCGGCATCGTAGTAATGCCCTACGAAATAGAATGGGTCGTTAGCAGCGTTTGTTGAATACAAGATACACTCCGTAACTCGTTCGCCAAACTCACTGCCAGTATTATCACCTCTACTGATACAGAAAGCAAGCCAAGCAGTATCACCGTCTGACAAGGTGCAAAGACGGCACTCTACGGGATTGCCGTTATATACATACGCACCAGCCTTTGGCAACTTGGAGTGTTCTTCCATGTAGCCGGAAAGTTCTACGATGTAGGCTTTCTTCTCCTCGTCTTTTGAGAGCGATTGTAAGGCAGCGGCAGCTGTTGACATTTGCTGCGCAAGTGCCGTAATTTTGCCCTCGTTCGAGTCTGCCTTGCTCTTGGCTGCACTGGCGGTATTCTGTACGTTGTTCAGTTGGTTGCCAAGTGTGGTAAGTTGCTGCGTATGGCTGTTGATATTGGTCTCGGCTGTCCGAACTCTTGTGGCAACTTCGTCGATGTCCTCTTGCAACTGCGCTACGCCCTCGGTGTACTGGCTCATATCAACGGTAACCTCAATGGTGCCACCTGTGGCTACCCAGTCACCGCCTTTGCCAACATACGCAGTGAAAGGCGTAGAGGCACCAACACCTGCCATCCAACCGTCATGAGGGACAGGGTATGCCTCGCGCAAGGCTCGAACAGTAAGGAACACGCCCTTGTTGGCACCTTTGATATTCGGTGCTTCAAGCCACCCATCTACTTTGAGATTGTGACCGATGTGAGCACTTCCGGCTATCTCCGCTTTGCCTCCAAGCGAGACATTGCGACCGACGGAAACGTCACCATCTATCTGTGTTGTCTTGATTGAACTCATATCTGTTTTACTTTAAGAATGTTTGCGCCAACTCGGAGACGGCGTTTCCTTTCTCGACCTCTCCGCAGGTCAATAATGTCAAACCTGCCGCAGTGTAGATTACGGCATTATAGCAACGCTCGCTGATGTCAACACCACCATCTTTGTCTATCTTCGGATAGGGAATGTATATGGCACGGCTCACCTGCGCATTCTTGCTCTTGCACGAATAGAACTCCAGCACTCTGCCCTCGGGACGTATCGCTATGGCACAAACAGGACGCTGTGCCGTACCACGAATACCCTTGAACCTGCTACGCTGCTTCTCATATTCGGGGTCGTCGGTGCTGATGGCTTGATAGACTGCCTGTTCCCAATCGTCCATTTCAAAAACGACAAGGCGCAGGAAGTCCTTTGGCAGCAACACCCAGCCACTTTCCAACTCTCGCCAATACACGGCATCGCCAAAGTTGTGTCCTCCCTCTAACAAGTAGTTGGGGGCATCACGGTGGACACGCTGTATTGCTTCAAGTATCTTGGACTTGATGATTTCGTCAAGCGCAAGGGTGTCGATGTCACCACTCTCTATGAGTGCATCGCTCTCCATGTTTTGGTCGAGGCAGATGCGAACATCCTGCATTATCTTGTCGATTTGAAATATCATGGCGAATGGGATTAGGCGGTGAACACAAATTCTACTCCACACTCCTTGCAAGCTGCTTCAAAAGCGGTCTTGGTGCGGAGGCTGGTTGCTGTATAGTTCTTCTCGGCGAAATGCTCTTTGAGGTATTCAATAGCTTCGTTCTTGTCGGCTACCTTAATCTTGCCTCCGTCTGCATCCTCACCATCACCCTGCAATGTCTCGTCCTGTGTCTCGCCAGTCGGCTGCGCTTCCTCGGCAGGGGGTTCCTCTGCTGGTGTAGTGGGCGTTACTGTTTCCTCTGCTACAGGGGCAGGAGTTTCGGAAACTGGTGTCTCTGTTACAGGTGATTGTTCATCCTTTGCAGGCTTCTCGGCGGCTTTTGCTGCCATACGAGCCTTGCGTGCCTTGGTTGCGGCATCATCGGGAACTTCCATCGTTCCGAGTAGTTCGATGCGTCCACTCTTGAACTGCTTGCTGTTTTCAATCACGCTCTGAAAGAACGGATTGGAGGTTGAATACTTGGCAGGAGTTACACCGTAGGCTGTCAGTGCGCCACCAGTGAAGTGTACCGACACAGAACCCTTACCTGCCTTGATTTGCGTTGTCCAGTCCATCAGCCCGGACACGCCGTAAGTCTTACGTATCATATCTGAAATTCGTTTTATTGTTATACATTGCTAAAATGAAAAGTGGCGAATGGCGTTACAGGCCATCCGCCACAATTGGTTTACTCTAAAAGGATATGAGAAATTTTACTCACCAGCTTCTACGGTTCCGCTGTACTCCTCCCATGTCAGAGTGGTGGTACCACCGCTTGTTGTCTTAGTGACTTTCCACATCGTACCGTTCTGTGCTGTCTGATTTGCATTCAGAACGCAGTCAACGGTGAAGTAGTAAACAGTGCCGTTGGTAACGTCTGCTGCGGTCGGTGTCTCGTCGCTATCCCAGATGCTGTAAGTGGTAGCACCGCTGTTGGCGGTATCACCCTCACCGTCAATCCAAATATGGCAAGAGCCTTTCAGACAGAGGGCATCCCATACTACCATACCCTTGCGAGTTGCCTCCTCACCATCAACGCGGTCGGAGAACTCATGCTGCGAAGAATAAGAGTAGTGAACAAGGCGGTCTTCACCAATCAGTGCGCCACTGTTAGACCAACCGAGGGTGTCAAGAGTTGGCTCACGCTTGATGTCGATGTCGCCGAATACGGTGTGGATGCTTGTAACGCTCCAGCCGATGGGGTTCTGCTTCGAAATAATCTGAATTTCGGGGTGCTTGGAGAAGTCGATGCACTGAATTTCCTCCAACAGGTTCTTACCTGCAAGCAGGAGTGCAGTCTTAGGAACGTCCTCACCAGTGAAGAACAACTTGGCAAGGGCAATCAACTTCTCGATAGTCCACTTGCCTGTGTGCTGCAACTCGCGCTTGAACTGCCAGCGGATGCCCTCGGTGAAGTACACGAACTGCTGTCCGAGTTTAGGAACATTCACGGTCAACTTACCTTTCTGACCTGCCCAAAGGGTGCGGTTTCCTGCACGCTTGAAGTTCAGAATGGCTTGCTCGGCAATCATTGCCTGTGTGAAGTGGAGGTGCTTCTTCTGTGCCTCGAAGTAGTCCGACACGATTTGGTTCATGCCGCGCTTCTGCAGGTACACAATAGAGGGCTGCGGAATGATGAGGTCGGGGTCAACCTCTTTCTGCGTCTCATACAGGGCATTGCCAAGAAGTTTAATCTTGGTGCCAGCAGGGATTGCAGGAGTGCTGCACTGTGCCGAAGCATTTGCTTTCGGACCATTGACAGCGCGGCAAACAGGATTGCCAGTCGCAGTGTCACGACCTGTAACAAAGAGCATGAGGTCTTTGCCTGGTGTTGCAGTGCTGCCGTCTGCTTCGTAACCATTCACGCCACACACAAGCAGGGTGTGATAGTCGCGAGGAATTTGCTGGTCGTTGCTCTCCAAGGGGAGAATGAACGAGTTTCCGTTTCCTGCGGTAACGGCTGCGTTCACAGTCAGCGTTGCACGCTGTTCGTCAATCATGTAGTGCTCGACTTCGGGCGATGCGACCTTTACTTTCTTCGCTTTCAACATGAGCGACATCAGGGCGGTGTCCTCACTTTGGAAACGGAACAACTGTTCGTCGATGTCTGTCTCAACGAGGTTTCCGGGTGCGATGCCACCGCTTGCGTCTGCAAGGCCGCTCACGGTGGAACTCTGACCGGGTACTTGCGTCTGCAAGCCGGCACTTCCGGGTGTGGTGGGGATTGCTCCTCCAGCACTTACGTTTACATTTTCTTCTGCCATTGCTTAAAAATTTTTAGAGGGTTGAAAAAATATAATAACTTAGAAACTTACTTAGTATCTCGCTCTACGAACTTGCCGCGTCCGATACCTCCAGTTGCTGCGGACACATTGCTGACTGTTGTTGCTTGACCTGCCAACTGCGTCTTCAAACCTGCACTACCTTTCGTCGGTTGTATCGGTGTGGCATCTACCACCTGTACGTTCTCCTTTATCATCGGGCTTCGTCTGCAAGGTCAAACATACTTTGCTGCGTGTTCTTGCGAGTAGGAGCGTTGTTGCTTCCTGCAAGGTTAGGAGTACCGTCACCTGTAGTAGGCTTGCGCAACTTCTCGTCAATCTTGGCGTTCCTACCTGCCACCGTTCCCTCGGTGCGTGCGTTCTGTACGTCTGCATCGTGGTTCACGGCTTTCAGTGCCATGTCAATGTCTTCCTCCGTGAACGTGCCACGGATAGCAGCATCGGCAACGTGATGAAGATAGTCCCAAGCAGCATCAATCATATCATCGCTAATGCCACGCTCTTGCTTCATTCGCTCCAGCATCGGGAGGGTGACTTCTTTCATGTTCTTTTCATACTCTTCCTCCAGTGACTTCTCTTTGGCAAGACGCTCAACATACTTCTTGTTGGCTTCTGCATACGCTTCCTGCTTGCTGGGGTCGTTCAAGAGGTCGGTAATGCCGTCGATGCCAAGACGCTCTATCACGGCAAGCCAAGGGTCGTTACCCTTTGCCATGTCTGCGATGAACTGTGCGGCACGGTTGTCTTTCGACAGGAGGTCGGTCAGACGGCTCTCACGCTCTTTGTACTGACCAAGTTCTTTGTCGTACTGGTCGTAATCATCGTTGATTTGACCGAACAATGCCTCATCGTCCGCATAGTCGCGGTCGGGATATTTCTTTTTTAGTCGCTCGCCGAAGAGGTCTCTTTTACTCTTGGCAGGTGCGGTCGGGGTCTGATTTTCAGCCATGATGTTATTTTTTATATGGTTTTACCTATTTTTCTTCGGCAAATTTACAAACATAGTCTCGCTGTTTTTTGTTATCTTTTGTGTCAGTATCTCGGAATTTATTTGTACCTTTGTATCGCAATATCAGTTTTTTATAAACTAAAACTGTACGCTAATGGGTTAAGATGAAGTATCATGGTTGTATCCTTGAGTTCACAGATGAACGAAATGACGAACTGATGAGAGCGTTCCGTGAAGCAATCAACAAACGGACGTTCATAGACATCACAGAAATATCGGAAGAAGTGGTGAACATGCCTTGCTCTCGCTTTTGGGTTTCTGAGGAGAGGGCTATGGTGGTGGTCGCTGCGCTTATCAAAGGAAAGCCTGTACTCGATGCTATGCGACCGACCAAACGAGAAATGTTCCAAGAGATATACAACCGCGTGCTGGCTCTGCAAAAACAATTTCCAAAAGCATCAATGTTTGAACTGGTACTGAAAGCCGTCAACTCACCGGCACCAAAGTTCTACATGACACCTCGCAGTGCTATGGAAACAATTTACAAGATAAAGAAAGGGTTCTATGAAAAACAAAACCGACGTTATTAACCGATGGTTGCTGCCGATACAGGTCGCTGCACAAGACTGGCATTGATATTGTTCACGCGCTTCACTATCCGAGGCAGTTCCATTTCATGATAGCACACCTGCATACCAATGGCGCGTGTCATTAGACGGTCGTCGTGATAGCCCTCCATTGCCTCAAACACGTTGTTCTCTGTCTCAACGTAGGTTAGGTATTCGTCAAGACAGGCTTCTTCCCTCTCGATATACAAACGCTCTCTGATAACCACTTTGAGGTTATAAATCACAACTTTCTTTGTCAATGGGTTAGTGTGGTAGCCGTACTTCTTTGGCAGTCCTTGTCTGATGTCTTCCGCACTCTGCTTGCGTGCGTAGAGTTGTCTGCCGTAAACCTCATGTATGAGCGTCAAGATATACTCTGCCTCGCCCTTGGTGTTGTTGGTTTCAAGTGTGTTGCTTTCTATCACCAGCAGGGCATTGTTATAATAGGCGGCTACCTGCGTGGCTTTCCATGCCAGTTTATCCATGTCGATGTGTCCGTGCCATTCTGCTGCGACAACAGGAGGCTCGCCGTCCATCATAAACAGGCGGTCTATTACAAGTATGTCTGCAAAGTCGGCATTCTTGGTGTGTCCCTTGCATACGTCAACTACTACTAAATATCTGTCTGTTACTTCTTCGGTGTCGCTTCTCTCTACATCATGCCACATGAACAGCCGTCCGTCTGCCTCTTTCTTGAAACGAAGTCCCTCAATGGCTTTCTCTCCCTCATCGGCACTTCCGTATATTTCACCTATCCAGCGAGGTGCGCGACAAGCAGGTCTGAACTGCTCCACGTCCTCACTGCTGAAAACCTTGCGTCCCGAATAGGTAAATGCCTCGATGTCGTCAGATGGGTACTCCGATGCCATGTCGCCATGATTGGTGTACTTGCTACGCTCGGACACATACCAGTGGATGGCTTCAAGCGTTGCACCTTTCTCCCACAACCTCCATAGGTATGTACCTGGTTCTTCACGGTCTGACTTAATTTCTTCATTCCGTCTGTTGGCAAACAGTTTCTTGGCAAACTCGTACTTTTCTGCTTCATTCTCAAATGGCAGTTCATACTGTTCAATCTCAAACCATGCAACAAACATCGCCTCAAATTGCGATAGTCCTTTCTTCGCTGCCAAGTATTCTTTGTGGAAGAAGTTGCCAACGCCGTTTGGTGTTGACTCATACACAATCATAGTGTATGGACGTAGCAGAATACCCGAACAAGCACTTCGCACAATGTCCTCCGGCTTCTTGCCGTCTGTCTCTTTCCACAAGGCAACCTCCGACAGATGCACAAGGTTGTAGTCACCGCCACGACAGGAGTTAGGTCTTTCTGCCGTACCTATTTTGATTTTGCAGTTTCGTTGTGGTACTCTGAATATGTTGCCCGACTTGCCGACACCAACCATCTTTGGCTCGTTTGGTGCATAAGCATCACCAAGTTCATGCAGCATTTCAACCGGGTACGACTTAATCATGCGGTCGAACATGTCCTTGATTTCGTCGGAACCAGTACCTTGATGGGCAATGATGAGAGAGTTGAGACCAACCTCATGCACAAGCTGCAACCATGCCATGTATATCTGAATGGCGGTTGAACCTCCCCACTGACGTGCTTTCAGAAGTATCAGACGAATAGGCTTGCCAGCCTTACGCATCTTCTCTAACCGCTTGATTAACTTGCGCTGCGGTCTGTTCAATCTGAAAAGAACGTCTGTTCCTCCACCCTTGCGCTTGATGTAGGCAAACATTGCTGCCCAAAATGGGTAGTCATGCTTTTGCCTTATCCTTATGAACTCCTCTACAACCTTGTCGCGTGCCTCATCGGTTACAGGCAACAACAGAGCATCGCGGATAAAAGCCTCAACACTACCAGCCTTTGACAATGACTTGACAAATGGCTCATCCATCATTTCCACTGGCAGGTACTGCGTGGGGATAGGATAGTCAGAAATGGTAAAGGCAACACGTTGTCCGATGCTGCCCTCACCTGTTACAGGGTTGAAAGGCGCAAACACTATTGCGCGTCTGCGCTCATTCTCCTGTAGTATCTTACTGATAGTAATGTCGATAGTTTCTTCCACAAAACAGAATTATTATGCTGCCATACCCATTGTTCTTTGTAACAACTTCATTGTTTCGGGGTTAACGCCCTGCTGTATCTGCTGCATGAGGTCGGGCGACAAGCCATCCGGCACCTGTCCCTGCTCCAACTGCTCCTTTTGGCTCTTGATATTCTGCAGCAATGCGTCGGCAAATGGGAAGTTTCCTGCTTGCAGCATCTGTTCAAGACTGATAGCCTCTTTCTCAAACAACTGCATGAGGAAGTCATTTGCCATTGCACGATATGCTGGTGTGGCTTGGCTTGGTACTACGCTGATGTCCATTTCAACGTCGCGTATCTTCATCGGGTCGTAAACCACTTGCATACCTGCACGACCAGCGATGTTGAACGTGCGCTTTTGGTCGTAATACTGCTGAATGTTCTTCACGTCCTTATAGGCTGCATCACGCACGAACTCTTGGAAGCTGTCAAGCAAATCAAGCAATGAAGTGGTAGCGTTCTGCGTCTGCTGGCTGTAAAGTGCTGCACTCATACCTGCATAGCCGGGCTTACCCTGCAATGCACCATTGACACCACTAATATCCTCGAAGAACTTCAACTGCAAGTTCAGCATTTCATGTATGCCGATGTTCGTAGAGTTGTTAGATACCTGCGTCGGTACTGCACCTGCTACCTTGCTTGGAGTATAGACAACAACACCGTTAAACCTTGCCCATGTGTCTGCAAATTCTTCGGGCGACATGCCTTTAGGTATGCACTCGTCAGGAATAAGCAACACTCCCTTTGCGCTGGCTCTGATAACCCAGTCGTTAAGTGTGATAAGGCGGTTGGTGTAACGCTGCTGGTCTATCACGTCAGAAACGAAAGAATGTATCTCACCGTCAATGAACGGATATGCCTTGAACACGTATGGATGGCTCTTGTGTTCGTATGGAGTTTCACCCTCTGCCAAGATGTCGCCAAGTGGAGAGAGGAAATAGTAGTACCAGTAACTATCCATGAACCACTCGGCTTTGATGAATGGTATTTCATTGTATGGAATACCATTACGCTGTGCCTGTTCCAAACGCTTCATGTTCTCAGCCTGTACCATCGTGCCGTAATCCTCAATGTCTATCTTGAAGATGTCGCCATTGTTGTAGTCATGGCAGCGGTATCTCGGTTTGCTCTCCTTGCGCCACACCTCAATGACACGGCATCGGCTTTCGTCTCGCGGTGTGAGGAAGTCGGTGTTTATCCAGTCACGGCTATAGCCAAACTCCTCCCATGCGTGTATGCTCGCGCCTTTGTCTCGCGCCTGTCGGTAGATTTCTGCCAAACGTGCATAATCGTCGGGGGACTTGGCAAACTGCTCGCATACCTGCCCGAAACTGACATCGTGTATCTCACCAACAAAAGAACAGTCCCATGCACGGAAGTCACGCATGTTGTTGTCGATGAAGAAATTGTTGGGCTGCACATAGTCAGTCCAGCACTCCATCTTGTCATTGCGCCAACCGTACCACTTACGATGTGCCACCATGCCGCTTATCAGATACTCCTCCATACTTCGGGCATAGAGTTCCGTCATACGGTTCAACTGCATGTTGTATTGCAGCACGGTACTCATCGTTTCTGCCTGTTGCTGCTCGTCGCGGTCACGCGCCGTACAGGTAGGTTCGGTGGCTTGGCTGCGGTACACACCTATGACGTTGCGCACAAGCCTACGGATGAGGTTTGTCTTCAGCGGTATGTTGCCCTGCGAGAGGATATACTGCTCCTCAGTCATCTTCTTGCCGTCCACACATACCACGTCGCCCCACTGGTCGCCGTAGTTGTAACGCTTGTTACGCTCCCTGTCCTTGCGGAAGCGGTACATTGCATTGTAGTAGTTCTGCGCCTCGATAAGTATCTCCTGCGCACGCGCACGGTCACCATGACACTGCAACCGGCTACGCTTAACGCTGTCGGCTTCATCGTTCTCATTTGGAACGAGTACCTTGCTAAGCCTATGTAGTACGATTTCCATATCTGTTACTTTTGTTATGTGTCGGCAAAGTTAAACCCTGCCGACACTTTTTCTCTGTTATCTATTGGGTTGCTGCATTGGGATATACTTCTGTGTGAAGCCCTGCATCACTGTACCAAGACTATTCATTGCGTCGGCGCGTGTAGAAGCATCGGGGGCTTCAAGCACTTTCACCATAGCCGATTTGTAGTCGAGGACTGCCTGTCTGCACAATGCAGCTTCATCGGGTGTCTTGGCTCCAAGATAGAACTTCACTATTTTATTGAAGTTACCGTCCATCTGCTTGAACATCTGATAGGTTGCAAAGGCGTTGGGGTCGCTCTGTGCATCAGCCATCAGTTGTGCTGCCTCCACGTAATCGGTCTTCGCCGTTTTCTTGGCTTCTTTCACCTTGGCATCAACACCCTTATACACTTCCTCGTATTGCAGGTAGGCTTCATTCACTTTGTCGTCGCCCATCTGCTCGGTGCGCTCCTTGATGGTCTTGTTTGCCTTGTCGGTAAACTTCTTGATACGCTCCTCGTCACCCCATGACCAAGGAGAGAAGAAACGTCCACGCTTCACCTTGAACTGGGCATAACGCTCTGCAAGTTGTGCAGGGGTGTACTTGCTCACTTCGTCACCGCTCAAACCAACCTCGTCGAAATACATCTTGTCGATTTGGCTCTGCGGAACTTGAAGAATACGAGAAATACAGATAGTTGCCTCATGTGCCAGTGCTGGGTCGTCACCGCAAGCGTCCATGATAGACAGGGCTACATCGGTAATACTTTGTGGGTTCACACCAAGACCTGCTTGAACAATGAGGTTTATCATGTCGTTCAAAGCCTCGGTATGCTGACCGTTGCCCAACTTTTGGAACGCTGCCATGATGTCACTCGTCAATGGCATGTCCTTACTCAGATAGGCAGGGTTGCCCTCACCTGTAAGCATCATCTGTCCTGCTTGGCTCATAAGGTCGCCACCTGTCAGACCCTCGACGCTGCCAAATGCGGTGTGCGCCCATACATCATCCCACATCTTCTGCTTCTCGTCTTCATCGTCGCCGAACAGCAGATAGGGCAGGTATGCACCCAAGTTCCATGCAAGCTGCATAATGTAGCCGAATGTGGCAACGCGCAGGGTATCTTTCAACAACTGCCGTCTGAACTTTCGCTTTGCGTTCTGCTCTGCCTGTGCCTCGTCGATACCGTCACGAACATACTGCTTCTTCATAAACTCGATGCTTCTTGCTCGCCCTCCCGGTGTGAGGTTGTGTTTGAAGTTGCGGAATGCGTCATGCAACTGTCGCTGATAAGACATAGAGGCATTGCGGAACACCGTGAACAACACGGACAACCAAGACCTATCAACCTGCATCGTCGAGGTAAATGCGCCCTCGCTTGACTGCTGGGTCTGATTGTAAAGCACCTCTGCATCCTGCACGGCTTTCTTCTCTGCATCGGCTTCGCTGTAACCATCACGCAGGTATTGGGCAAGGCGTGTCTGATACATCGAATGTGCGCCGATGCTGACAGTAAGAGCGTCCACAAAGGCATTAGGAGACATACCTGCACGGCTTGCAAGTTGCATGAGGCGTGTGCGCCACATCTTCCAGTCCATATCTGATTTCAACAGACGTGGGTCGCCACTCATACGGCTACGCCAACGTTCATTGAAGATTGGCAGATTCTCCATGCTCCATTTCCATGCTCCTACAGGGTTGGCAATGTTCCTCAACAAGTAGTCTGTTCTTGCTTCGGGAATGTATGCCGGCATGGAAAGGAACTGCTTTAAGGCAGTAAACATTCTGAACGACACCTTTGCTGCCGTTACGCCCTTGGCAAAGTTCACTGCGGCTTCATCCAACTTGGTACGCGGCGGTCTGTAGGTTCCTGCTGCCATTTGACAAACGTCGTTGAATTTCTTCCACAACTCTTTACCACTGCCGTAGATGGTGGTCATGTTCTGCACTTGGTTACGGAAACGCTTGTAGGTGCGTAGCGTGTTGATGTCACGGTTAAACTCTGCAAAGGCATTCCAGTGTTCCATCTGTGCCACATGGTCAAGTATCACGCTTAATGCGTCTGCACCTGTAATGTCAAGGGCAAGGGCATTGCGTCTGCGCTTGATAATGCTGCCAGTAGCGGTGCTGATGCCGTCACTCTTGTCGGGATTGTCAAGGTCTTCGGGCTTATCGGCACGTGCATTGGCAAGTATCTTCAATGGGAAGTAATGCTCAATAGCAGCCATGGAAGCACCGAACATTCGCTTGTGCGTCTCGTTGTACTCGTTGCGCGTCTGCACAAGGAACTCGTCTTGCAGCCAGTCGGCAAGTTCTATCAATCGTGGGTCAAGCACTTCTTCGATGTCTGCAACATTCTCCTCGGTAATACCCATCTTGCGCAACTTCATACGTCCGTCAAGCATCTTGTTCACCATGTAGATATACATGAGGTTGCCTTGCGTCATTTCACGCTCCTGCATTTCACCGCCATTCCAAAATGAAACTGTGCCTTTTGGCAGTTTGCCGACACGACGGATAAGGTCGCCCCATGTCTTCACCTTGCCACCGAACAACTCTGCGGCTTTGGCATCAAGGATGGCGTATTTGTCGCGTACACCGTTGATTTCTTTCTGACGTGCATCTACCCAACCTCTCATGAAGCGGTTGTAAAGATAGCCCTCACCGTTGGCACTCTTGCCTCCAAACATTCTCAACATCTGGTCAAAGGTGGCGAGAGGAGCAAACAGGAATGACACAAATGAGTTATTGACGAACTTGTCAGCAAACGTAGGCTTATAGTGTTCGTCGCTCGGTCTGCCCTCCATGTCGCTGTTGGCATTGTGCTGTATCTCGCGGATGCGCTGTTTCTCGGCTTCCTTGAAGTCCTTGGCGTTGGCAATGCTCTCGCGGAGGCTGTCAGATAATCTGCCTACAAGGTCGAAGTAACTCTGCGCCCTCTCAATCTTGTTCTGACGGATAGCCTCTTGCAGACTGGCAATGTACTGACGGTAACTGTCGGTGGCACGGTCGCGCTCGCTGGCATCGTCGTGTGCCTGTTTGATTTCCTCACGCAGTTTGCGTTCCTCCACCTTACTGTCCTTGATGTTCTCGGCATACTCCAGCGCAAGCTGCAGTCCTGTGTACTCCAATGCTGCTTCATCGGCTACTGCCACATCGCTGCTGCCCATACGTTGCTGTGCCTCGCTGATGGCTTCCTCGATGTCGGTCTTCTCCCATCCGCGTGTTTTCTTAAACACTTTCATGGTGTGCGCTCCGGCTGGGTCGAGTTGACCTTGCACCTCAACACCTCTTGCATCTACTTTGCTGCCTCTGATGGCTTCAAGTTCGTGCAGGGTGTCCTCGGCGTGCTTCAACTGATTGTCCACCATGATGTCCATCACCTTTTGCACATCACCCTCGATGTCATTGTTACCTACGCTGTTCTTTACGGCTGCAAGCAAGCGTTTCACTTCCTGCTGAGTCAGTCCGTTCAGATAGCCGTTATTCATCAGCACACGCGCAAGGTCGGCGACACGTTTCACGGTGGTCATGTCAAAGGTACGCTGGAGGCTCATTGCCTTGCGCAAGTCGGAGAGGTTGCCACCGATGGCACGCATGGCATCATTGCGCAACGTCTTGTTGTCACGATGATTGTTAGCCAGTCGGGTTGCTGCTGCCGTGATACGCTCCTGCAAACCTAAACTTTGGTCGTTCCAAATGTCTTCCGTCTCGTCCGGGTCACGGTATAAATCGGTACTTTCGTCGGCAATTTTGCTCTCATCAAGAATTTTTTTGCCACTATCGTATG